AGGGTTCCGAAGCGTTATATAAGAAGAAGCAGGCGTTCAACTGCGAGGTGCATAGTTGTGATGAGGTAGGAGATATTACGCCCAACAGATGGGGCGGCATCATAGCTATGCAAGACGGTTCAATTGTTAATCAACTTTAAGGAGAGATCAAATGTCAGTAATTCATGAACATGCACAACCTGAAATGCAAGCGGAGTTGACCCAGTTGTTAAGCATTCAGCAACCCCTGAGTCTCTTTGTAAAGGAGATGCATAGCAGGTTCAAGTTCCATGCGATTAGCACTCAACCCGCGATCAGCCTGTCTTGGCATCGTAAGAATGCGTACCCCTCTGTATATATGGTTAACCCCGATGGGGTTTTCATGTGTGAGATTTGGTACGGCCCACAAGGAGAGGACAAGGGAGAGAAGACTGAGAATGTGTATGGCATCTATTCGCCTAGCGCAATCTGTAGAGACCGAGTGCCTCGCAACTTGTCGCGCAGCATTGCCCAGCATGTACGAGAGTCTAAGAAACTATCGTCATTGTTCACGGCGTTGAAGAAGTGCGATGAGGACATCGTTACCTGTAGCAAACTAGAAGAACACGTTCTGCGTTGTGCGCGGGATGCAAGCAACTGTGTGGGTGAGATGAAGAAAGTCCATTGTGTAATTGGAGAATCGGAAGATGAATTATCTTTATTAAATTTTGTTTTGGGTATTGACAAAGACTTGACATTACAGCAAACTGGGCGCTTCAAACAAATGCAAGAGAAACTGATGAAGGCTTTCCATAAAGCCGAATTAGATTCTCGCAAGTTACTTCAGTTCAGGAAAGAGTTGACCGTGTTAATGCCGTTGTACAAAGGTGGGTTCTATCTCACAAAGATAGAGGGTGAATCAGATGGGTCGAAGTTCACCTTTGTTGAGCCCATTCGGTATCTGTCGAACCTTGACGAGCATGATGATTTGAAGGTGGGTTTTCTCATGCTCAAGGAAGTCATGTCACAAGGCGAAGTCGATAGCGTGACGAAGCTGAGGCATTCAGACATGTACTACAAAGACCTTGACATTGCTACATCCAGCAATGGGGACAAGGATGGAATGCTCACGCCGTTTTGCATCTTCTTTCCAACACACACTAGCGCATGAGCACGATTGTTCCAATGCAACACCCTCAAAGGGCTGACCTTTGGCGCACTCCATTGATTGTGATAGACCAAGAAGAAGTCTATGAGGTGTACATGAATGGCAATGTGATCTTGCGGTACGACAAACCTCGACTGCCTAACTGCATCAAGGAAAAGATATCCATGATTAGTTCATTCCCCAATGCGCCTACACACGATCTCAATGGGTTGTTGGGTGGGCGACTAAGGGCTGAATTGGGCATGGACTTGTACATCAATCGACATGACCCAAGGCTAGATGACATAGGTTGGCAATGCGCGAAAGATGTTTACATAATCATCCTCTCAGAGGAAGAACACGAGCAACTAAAAGAGGACTACTTCCATGGCAATGACACCCGAAGCAAAAGTTAAATCTGTTGTAACCAATACGCTCAAGCAGATGAAGGCTTACATCGTGAAGCCGATGGGCGTTGGATATGGCAACTCAGGGGTGCCTGATTTAATAGTTTGCGTTCGTGGTCGGTTCATTGGAATAGAGTGCAAGGCGAAAGGAGGTAAGACAACGGCCTTGCAACTTCACAACCTAAATTCGATAGAGATGGCAGGGGGTGTCGCGTTGGTAATCAACGAGAACAACATGCATGATCTTGAACAACTCATAGAGGAACAAATGAAATGAAACAACTGAAACTAAAAGCTGTGCCGCCGATAGGTGTGATACACAGACCGAAGAGTATCTTAGACCCAGCGTTTAAGTACACCCCTTCCGCATCAACCGATGTGCAAGCAACATGGATTAAGTTTGGGTGGAAACCACCTGAAAGGAAAAAAGATGAAAGCGGTTCTTGAATTCACATACCCCGAAGACCAAGACAAATTGCGTTGGGCTTTGAGCGGTGAGAAAGCAATCACTGCATTGCACGACATACAACAAGAAGTGCGTAAGCATTTCAAATACGATGCCGAACCAATCGCTGTGTTGGAGCGTGTGCGTAGTATGACTGACGAAGCACTCGCTGAGTGCGGAGAGGAATGATGGAGACGATTGCAACAACAATTATCTTGGGGTTCATAGGTGTGATCGTTGCCGGCCTTGTGCTGGTGGCACTGATGCGCTTGTGGTTCTGGATGGATGAGAACGAGAGGGGGGACAGGTGACACCCCAAGAACAACTTGCACAAGCCAAAGCACAGCTTAAAGAAATTGTCGATGGTAGGCCAAAGTTTTATCGTGCATGGGCAGACACATGGGCTACGTTTCACGAAGACCCCGCCGCTTACCACGAGGCACACGCCATATTGCTTGAATACGACATTGCGAAGAACGAAGTTGTGGACGAAGTGAAGCGTTTGCAAAAGGTAGTCGATGGACTTGAGGAGAAGACATGAGCCCAAAAATTGAAGCCCTGATAAAAGCAACTGGATGTGCTGACGTAGGTGAATTGTTTGATCGTTCAATTCGGCTAGGTCAAGTGTTGCATCAATTCAAACAGGAACATGGGCGCATCATGAATGCCACTGAACTGAGATACCTTGAAGCCGTATTACACGCAAAACCACAGGAGAGAACATGAAAGACCCGGAAGACGAAGCATTTGAACAACTAGCTTTGAGGCAAGGTAGCTGGCATCACATCAGTGGTTGGCGCAAGAAACAGATTGAGCGGGACTTTGCCGCCATAGATGATGCAAACAACATCCGCAAGAAACAAATCGCACACATGGATGTCCACTCACACCCCGCAGAGTTTGTACACCTGCACCGCAACGACACCATCGAAGAGGTGGCAAAGGAATTGGAGACGAAATTCACTGGCGCGTTTGGTCGTGACACAGTGCAAAGCTTTGTGGCGTACATCAGGGGGATGAAGAAATGATGCCCCCACCGAGTAAAGAACTGTGCCTGATGATGGCAAAGATTAACTACACACGCGATGAGAAACTCAGTTGGACGTGGCTGATTGCTTGGGGATTCCATGAGGCGTATGTCGAGGGCTGGTATGAAGGAGTGAAGCTGTGACACCACAACAAATTGAAGCATTGAAGCTGGCGCTTGATGCGTTGGAAACGCTAATGATTGAACATGGATCAATCTATGAAAAAGCCATCGCCGCACTCAAAGAACAATTGGCACAGCCAGAGCAAGAGCCTACCCCTGAGATTAAGTACAAAATGATTGTGATTGATGACCTGCATCCACAGGGCATACCGGTCGAGCAGTGGGTAAACCCACCACAGCGCACAGAGCCGCCACAGAAAAAAGTTTGGACATTTTGGGACTTATCGGGCGGTGATATTACTGACGCTATTAAGGCCAAACTCAAGGAGAAGAACAATGGATAAACCAACAGCATGGTATGACCCAAGCAACGGCGTGGTCAGTACAGACAGAGACTGTCCTTTGTTCACGCCGCTTGGTCAGGTGTGGGCTTTGTATCCAAAGGGTGAATGGGTTGGGCTGACATTGGAGCAATATGTTGCAATAAATTCATCATGTACAACAGTTGACCAAGCAGTCGGCTCTACCGAAAGACAACTTAAGGAAAACAACGCATGAAAGGTGGCGCAAGACCGGGGAGTGGGCGCAAGCCTACTCTTATTGATGAGCGCCGAACACTTGTGTTGCACGAGCAAGGCGTATCCATGCGGGAGATTGCCGAGCGATTCAATGTGAGTCTTCAGGTAATAAAGTATTTCTTCAAAAAGCGAAGAAAAAATCTTAGGAAGGAGTCATCGTGAACACTTGAAAAACAACCAACACCCACAAACTGAACTAACCTTTTTAATTTTTGGAGAGAGAAATGAGCAAAAGAACACCGCGCCGTAAATCAAACATGATACGGGCATATATGTACGCTAACCCTGATGTGTCTTTAAAAACAATAGCGGACATGTTTAAGGTAAACATACATACTATCTATGGGATACGCCACTTTGATAAGAAGAACTCAACTGCGGCAACCATTGCCTCAGGGGGGTCTGAGCCACCTAACTGCACAGTAACGCATCAACCTGATGGACTTGTAGAAGTCAAAGGTAAGTACAACTCTATGCTTATCACTGAGAAACAGTTTAATGGCCTTAGTCCCGCGCAACGGTCTAACATTTCTTACAACTTGAACAAGCTACCTGCGCGTATGCAAGGCGTGACATCCACAGTGCATGATCCGGTGAACCAACCCTCTCACTACAAGGTAGGGGGCGTAGAGACCATTGACTTTATTGAAGCCAAAGGTCTGGGGTATCACTTGGGTAATGTGGTCAAGTACATAACCAGAGCAGGGCACAAAGGTACAAACCAAGGTCTTGAAGACCTCAGAAAAGCGCGATGGTATCTTGACAGAGCCATTGAGAAGAACGAGTATCACAACCCTGAGAATTGATCATGAGAAAACTTAACCACCCACACCACACTCTTTTGACTAGGGCACAGCAAGACATCCTAAGAGAGGCGGCGTTATCTGAGCGATTGGATTTCGTTGAACTAGCGATAGAAACCGTAAGAGGTTTAACACCCGATAAATTCTTTAGGGATGACGACGTAGAGGCGTTGCGTAAAAGGATGTTCTACGATGAACCTAGCCCTGCTGGTAAGCCTATGCAGATAGCAGGGTTCATTCGCCCTGCACCTAAACGCATGTGATTAACGAGGGGGCGACACGCCCCCTCTTTTTGGAGTTCCCTTTGTCCCTAATTACCCTTGACTTTGAAACTTACTATTCAAAGTCGTTCAGTCTAAGTAGATTACCTACGGAGGAGTACATACGCTCTCCCGAGTTTGAAGTCATTGGAGTTGGTATCAAGATTGATACTGATCCTGTGCAGTGGTACTCAGGCAGTCGTGAGTCTTTGCGTAAGACCCTGCTATCCCTTGATTGGCGCAACAGCAATCTGCTCTGTCACAACACGATGTTTGATGGGGCCATCCTCAAATGGTTCTTTGGCATCTCGCCCAAGTTTTATCTTGATACTTTGTGCATGGCAAGGGCGATGCATGGCGTTGAGGTGGGTGGGTCTCTACGAGCGTTAGCCGAGCGTTACGAGTTGGGCGTCAAGGGCGATGAGGTACTCAAGGCGATCGGTAAATACCAAGCAGACTTTACCCCGATAGAGTTGGCAGAGTACGGCCAGTACTGCATGAACGATGTCCAGTTAACCTACGACTTGTTCTTTAAGTTGGTTCCGGCCATGCCTGAATCCGAACTTGATCTAATAAATATGACACTCCGGATGTTCACACATCCTAAGCTGATGATCGATGAGCCTGTGTTGTACGAGCGTTTACAAGCTTTGAACAAAGAGAAACAGGAGTTGCTCTCATCCCTCAAGGACAAGTTGGAGTGCGAGGATGAGGAGGCAGTACGCAAGAAGCTGGCGAGTAACCCCCAGTTTGCCAAGGTGTTGCGTGACTTTGGCGTTGAGCCTGAGATGAAGATCAGCAAGACAACAGGCAAGCCCACACTCGCGTTGGCTAAAGGCGACCCACAGTTTATAGCGTTGACTGAACACGAGGATTCATTCATCCAACACCTGTGCGCGGTAAGGCTGGGCACTAAGTCCACGATCGAAGAGTCCCGCATCCAGCGGTTCATTGACATAGGTAAGCGCAACCGAGGGACTATCCCCATCCCTTTGAAATACTACGGCGCACACACGGGTAGATGGGCTGGCTATGACAAGGTTAACTTCCAGAACTTACCCAGCCGCGACCCCAAGAAGAAGGCGCTCAAACGTGCCATCGTTGCGCCAGAGGGCTATGTAGTAATTAACTGCGATTCATCCCAGATTGAGGCCCGAGTGTTAGCTTGGCTCTCAGGGCAGTCTGATCTGGTAAAAGCCTTTGCAGACAAAGAGGATGTCTACAAGATCATGGCGTCCAAGATATATGCCAAAGCGGTTGAGGGCATTGACAAGGACGAGAGGTTCGTAGGTAAAACAACCATCCTTGGATGCGGCTACGGCATGGGCGGCAGTAAGTTTATGCATCAACTGAAGTCAATGGGGCGCACCCTGACCGAGAAAGAATGCAAGGACATTGTTACTGTCTATCGGGATACCTATCCTAGTATAAAAAATCTATGGACAGAAGGCGATACTGTCCTGAAGAAGTTGGTCACGCAAGACTTTGGAGATGCCCCCTATTACTTTGGGGTGCAGAAGTGCGTGAAGGTAGATGAGTCAGGGGTTACCCTGCCCAACGGTCTGGGTATACGCTACAAAGACTTAAGGCATATCGATGAGATCATTGAGTCCGGATCAGAAGAAGAGGCTGACACAGTAAGGCAACGCACCATCTACTCATCCCGCAAGGGAGATGTGTCCATATGGGGTGGGACATTCGTAGAGAACGTGGTGCAAGCCTTGGCGCGGATCATTGTGGGTGAGCAGATGAATGAGATCAACAAGAAGTATCAGGTGGTCTTAACTGTCCACGATGCGGCGGTGATCGTTGCCCCCGAGGATGAGGTGGACAAGGCTATAGCCTTCGTGACT